CTTCTCGACTTCAATCTCCGCCTTACGGCTCACGGATAAATGAGTCCGCGTAAAAGCTCTCAAACAGCACGTTGCCGCCTCCGGGCCGGTCTGGTCAACGCGGCTTCTACCAGCCAACCCCGCTGAATCCTCGACCAAATCGCACTCCAATGGATACCCGTTTCATCCTGCCATGCCATCAAGCACTGGGTCTTCCCGAATGCAGTAATCATCCGGTTGGTTCGCCGGTTTCTAGCCTGTTCCATCCGCGTCGCCCAACAACAATTCGACGGCTCATAATTCCCAAGATTGTTCTTGCGCTCGATTGTATGCTGCGGGGATGGGCGCTCGCCCATATCGGCCAGGAAATTCTCGAATGAGAGCCATCGCTTACAGACGCGGATGCCGCGCGCTCCATAGCGGAAGTAATCCGGAGATTGCGGATGATGACAGCGGTCCAGAAGCTTACGCCAGACACTATAGATGGGAGTCCTTGTCCGCCCGTGGGTCGTATGGATCTGCTGCGTTATTTCCCGCAATAAACACCCACACGATTGGGTTCTACCACTCTTCAAGTGATCCAGCCGGACGGGCTTCGTCTGTCCACAATCACACTGGCAGATCCAATATTGGCGGTGCCTCGAATCCACGGGTGGGTCCGCGGGCTCGATCACCGTCCATCGTCCGAAATGTTGACCAATAGGGTTGGTTCGACTCATGGGATTAGCGGCATCTCGACATCGGGATAGATCAGCGACATCACGTTACTGAAGTTGATCGAATCGTCGGTGAGCAAGTCTTTCCCTTGCGGCCCTTCCAATTCCGGCCGTGGTTGGCAGTCGATCACGTCGCAACTGTACTTCCATGGCTTTCCTCCCCCAGCGCCGTTTCGTTCGTCCCAATATATGTTCTTCTTGAGTTCGATCTGGACTGCAACATGGTATCCAATGTTCGGGAAGCCTGCGTGCTTGAATTTACCGGAGGGTTTGGCACTATCCCCATCGCCGACCCAGATCTCCTGAGATTTATGCGTGAGCACGAGGTTCTTACCGCTCATGGCGTTCAAGAAATCGATGACATCCTGGTTAGGCCCGCCTCGATCACGCGGCATGATCCGGTTGGAGCGCCCAAAGTGGGCAAACAGGACGTTTTCCCAGAACTGCGAGAATGAGTCGATCCCGATGGTCTTGATCTCTCTCGATTCCAGAAGGCGGTAGGCGGCACGCATGATGTCGGAGATGTGTTTACGGTAATAAGCTTTGGCCTGTTCGGGATTCATCACGGCAATAGCCAGAGGATTGTCCTGTCGGATGAAGTCTTTTTCCGGCATGATCACATCGGTACGGCCCCATTCCTGCATCGTCTTGGCCACAGTGTATCGAGTCTTCCGATCGAGTGGGATGACGCCAATGGGACCGGGAGCGGTGGCTAGAAAGCGGGTCTTGCCACTACCCTGAACTCCGTGTAAAGCCACCACCATCTCAGGGGATTTCTCGATGTGGCTGGTGAACCCTTCAATCGGCTTGAGGATCACGCTTCCCTCTTCTCTTCACTCTTGAGCTTCAGCCACTTCTCGAACGCCCCTTTATATCCCCAGCACCCAGCCGGAGTTTCGTTATACAAATAGGCCACAATTGTAGGTATGATTCTGATGTTGACCATATCCGCCCGTCCCACCGCTTCTTTCAGATCGTTCTCGATACAGGCTTCCAGGAACCCGCCTGTAGGTACGCCGTCATTCACGTAACGTTTGATGGACTCCTCAATATCGCGTGGCAGGGCCATCCCGTAGAAAGTGTAGCTCATCGGATAACCTCCTTGAAGTGTTCACAGGCATCCATAATCCCGCGAAGATACGACTCTAACAGCAACTCGACGATCACCCGGCTGTCGGCCCGCAGCGTGCCCTCTGCCATTAACGGAGCGACACGAGCGAGTATCCACTCCCGCATGGCTTCCAGATTCGCTTCTGTTAAATACCGGCTGAACTCATCTCTTGGGCTACCGGAACGAACATCGCCGTCCATAACCGCTCCCTTTCTTCTTCTTTCAATTCCAGAGTGTACAGTCTATAAATGGGTGTATACGGGTGCCGGTAATCCCCGTTCACGTACAGAGTGTGCAACCTCGCCAACGTTGATCCGGTGATGGCCAGATAGCCACTGATCTGCCACATCCAAAGCGTCTCCCGGAGGATCGGCCGCTTCTCCGGATTCGAGCTTTTGAACGTGAACTTGAACTCGTCAATCACCGGCATCCCGCAGTATTCGGAGATCCCATCCGGACTCCCTGTGATCCCATCCCGCGTGAATTCTCCTGGTTGCCATACCATCTCCGGATACAAACCCGCGGCCCATCTCTCCCAAGCGACTCCTAACGCCATCCGTAAGGGGTAGGACCGTTCCCCGTGGATATCACCAATTTCCTCTTGAAGCTCGGCTTCTTTTTGGAGTCTAGCCGGGTCGCCTGCCGGTAGGGACCCGAACCACAACTTTGCAATAATCTGGGTGAGATGGACTCCGCCGGACCGTTCTCCGATGTAAGCTGCAACCGGCGCTTTCCACACACTCATATCGATGGCCTGAAGATCCACGTCGCACTGTTCGATGAGATTCATGCCCCGCGTGTCGATCCCGGCTGCTTCATGGTGGATGATATCTGAGCAAAATCCTCGAACTCCTGGATCATCGCGTCGATACTTTGGAGTTGAAAATCGTTACAACCGTCTCGAACACATAGATCCCGGTAATATTTCAGCATCGGTAGAGCCAGTTTATCTCTCCCTCTGAACAATATCCTGGGCTCATCATCCGGTATTGGTTGCATGTTCGAGGTTTTGACAATCAATCCAAGACCTGAAATGTGATGCTTCTCATCGATCCGTGGTCGCCATCCGTCCGGCGTCGATACTTGTATCTGCCGCATTCTTTCCTCCATTTCAATTGATCGATGACTCTCCGCCAAACCTCCGATCCACTCTATCCCGGAGTACTCCTAGAGTTATCGCCAGCACCATGAACGCATCGACTCGCGATAACCCCTCTTTAGCGAGAACATCGAAGACTTCCTTACTGATCCTGGCTGTATTCCACGCCTCTTCTTCCGTACTGCGAGAGGTCATCTCCACCCCAGCGGCAATCACCGTGTCGATCGCTTGATTCAACTGATCTCGATCGAACGTCATTCATCTCCCGGTATGGCCATGATCATTTCCTTCTCCCGGAGGAGCTGGAGCTCGATCATCACATCGGCCCAGCCCTGGAAGTTTTCGATACAGCCATCCGGGAAGGATAGCTTCTTTTCGATCTCGGCCCACATCAATAGGGTCCGCCGTTTGATGTCATCCATTTTTAGTCTCGATTCGGAATGTTCGCTCGTGTCTCGCCTTCGTCTCGTTTCGTCACAAAGCGTTCCACTTCGCATCGGATCTCGAATTCGTCTCGCAACAAACCACGGCACTACGCCTCGCCCCACTACGCTTCTCGGATTCGTCTCGCCTCGCAACACGCCACACCACATCGCAGCGAGACACGACGCGACTTCACTCCGCGGGAAAGATCAGTACTCCTAATCCGGCATCGAACCCGATTCCTTTCTCTCCAGTCACACTCGCCAACCACTCATCATTGCGGATGGTCTCATTGACCAAATTCTTTTTGGCCTCGGCATCCAGCTTCGTCCGCCGCATTAAAAAAGTCATGAAACTCGACTGGAAGAGCGCACGCTTGACTTCTCTCCCCTTATTTTGCTTGGCGAGTTCATCCAATCCATCTTTCGCGATCGCGTCATAGTCGGCCGCGACCACGGTTCCGGTTTGAATCTCGCCGTTCGGTGGGATGACCGCCGCCGATCCGCTATTGGGTGATGGAGCCTTCGACCCTGCTCCGGTCCTCGTGGGTATCGGCGTCTTCCCAGCGGGCTTTCCTTTCCTCTCATACCCAAATACGTGAATCTTCTTCACACCTAGTAGTGTCCTCTCCCGTGTGGCATCTCCGCCTTCCGGAGTGAAGCCTGTCTTCAGCCGCTCGACATCGAACTTGGTTCCTTCCAGATATGGCAGATAGCCGGTCTTCAACAATTCATCCTTGAAGCCTTTATCGGCCAGACTATGAGCGAATTTTGCCCAGGCGCAGTTCTCATAAATCTTGATCGGTTGGTGGTTGGGATCGCCAAACACGGTGTTGCCCTCCGCCCCGAGGGCCGCCCCCATATCCTCGGCCTCGCTGTCTTCGGGTTTGGCCAGCTTCCCTGGACGCAAAATATCGAGGGTATTCTTCCTGCCGAACCCTAAATGTTCCAAAGCGGGTTCGTCGTCGATCCTCTCCAACGTGTTGGGATCTAATTTGTACAGCTCTAACCGCACCATACAGGCCGGATCGGTTTGCTCTCCGGTTTGACTGTTCGGCGGAAATTGATACACGATACAACTGGCTTTTCCGATCTCCCAGGTTCCTTCCTGAGCCCCGAATCCTCCTTTAACGGTATCTTTACTCGATAGACTGATCTTTGGCATGAAACTCTCCTTTAGGTTGAATGTTGATGTGTAAAGCGAATCCGGCATGGGTGACCGGCTCATCGGCACCGCACTTGAAACAGATGCCTCTTTCGCGAAGCAGGTTGGGTTCTTGGAAGGTACAACGCTCACCACACTGGGGACAGGTGAATTTGAAGTAGATGACGGCACACTCCGGACCACCGAATCGAGTGACGACATCATCGGCCCGCTTCAGGATTTCTTCGCGCGGCAGGTCGCCTTGACGCGGCTTGAAGTTCATCGGCTTTCTCCTGATATTAGAAGTAAAAACGGATTGCACGTGTAATAATATGAGCCTGGACGACTCCCGTCAAGTCTTTTTGACGAACAATAACCGGTATCCGAAAGGTGAGTGAAGTATAATCGCCGGTCCGGCACCTCCAGATTCCGGCCACTCAAAGGCATCGCGGTGCTGGAGGAGACGTGCCTTTGCCGGTATCGACTCCAACAGTTCGTCCCACGCCAGCTTCGAGAGGACACACACGCGATCTTCCATCATTCGTCCATTCCGAGGGCTTCGCGTTTGTCGAGGCTGTCATCATCGGCGATATCCTTCCGCGGCGTCCGTTCTGGCAGCTTCGTCAACGGCTTCGGTATCGCACTCACACTGAACACACTCTGGCTGAACCAACGCGGTGCCAGCTCCCGATTCTTTCCTAATAACCACGATAAATGCGCGTCGGTGATAAACACCTCACACTGATCCGTCTCACTCCTCATCCCTCTCATGGTGGACTGGGCGAGTTCCTGTAAAGCTTCGGCATTCATCCAATCCGGATCGTATCTGGTCTTGGCTTTAGCCAGCGGGGATTGGCTGGGCTGGAATGGCACCTTGGCCACAATAATAAACTCGCATTGACTAGCTGGGAAATCCCATCCGGTCCCGAACGACGGGGATACCAGGATCGCCGGTGCCGCGGCCTTCCTAAACTTATCCGCCGCTTCCGAAGCCGTGTCCGAGTCGGGATCGGTGGTATTCGCAATCATGAACCGGGCGTGCTGGGAATGCTGGAGCAAAAATTGTTGACGAGCGTAGGAGACCGTGTGGATCAATCCCTTCCGGTCCAATCTCGCGCCGATGATCTTATCGATATGCCGCACCCAGATGGCCAGCTCCTCCTCACTCGTCCTCCGATCCACTCTCACGGCCTTACCATTCGATCGCGGCGGGCAGAGATACACGGGCGAGCGTTCGGCCGGGAATATTCTCCCCCATTCCGTGAATTGTCCCTGGAGCCCGAGCTCCTCCAAGGTTCGTTTCTTGAGTGTCGCACTCATCAACACCACTCTCTGAACTCCCTGAATCAACAACCCGGTATATTTCTTAGGTGAGATCACATCCCAGGTCCAGGTCCTCCCGGCTGGCGTTGAGGCTTCGTACTCGAACACCCACTCCACTTTCGTCTTCCCCGGCAACGGCACCGGAAATCGCGCCAGCTTTTCCTCCAGCCTCTTCCAGCGTTTCAGCCGGTCTGTGCCTGTTGGAGTGAGGGCCCGGACACTGAGATCCTGAATGGCGATCCGGGCCAGTGGACGGATCTGAGCAACCCAGTGTTGCCAATCCGTGAGATTTCCGGTCTTGGGAGGAACCGTCACGATCCGCAACAAATGGAGTTCTCTATCGTCTATCGCGATCCTTAAATGATTGGCTAAATGTTTAACGGCATGAACCGCCTCATCCAGAATCAGCGTGTCGAAATTCCCGATCGCCTTGATCCCGGCCGCCAACCAATAACTGTAGTTCGACAACACCACAGGCGCGGCAGCAGCTTGTTGAACCGCGGCGACGTACCCCTCCGGGTTCGCACACCCACATCCCATCGGCCGTCCATCCTCACAGGTACGTGCCATGGGACACGGATAGTTCACCTGGCCTCGCACATCGACGAGATGATTGCGGAAGTCTTTGAGATATTGATCTTCTAAACCTTTCGTCGAAGTGAGAATCAGGGTTCGACCGGGCAGGCCGAGCTTCGCAATCGTCGCCGCCACCAGAGATTTCCCCGCTCCCGGCGGCAGTCCTAAACCCTGCACGGCGGAATCGCCGTATAAAGCCTGCTCGACCGCTTCCAACTGCTCCGGCCGGTAGCTCTCATAGGAGAAACCGAGGTCTGCTGGCCGGAGGCCGTCCAGCGTGGTCACGATCTCGTCTCACGACACGGCACCTCACCGCGCCCCAACACACGACGCTTCGCGGCGATTCTCGTCTTCGTGGACGGCCTCCGATACTTCACCCTCATCGCGATTTCACTCTCATCGGGTCACTCCCAAATCTCTCAACGCATTTTCCCGCGCCGTCACCAACCGCTGCCACTCCTCCATCGTCCCGCCTTTGTCCGGATGATAAATATGGGCAAACGATCGAAACGCTTTCTCGACATGATCCACCGTGGCCTTCGCGCCGGGCGGTATCTCCAGAACCTCGCGCCAGTATTCGCCCGCTTTTTCGGGAATGGCTTTGAAGCCGCGAAAGGCCCGCTGCATCATGTCGGAAGACCCCCAGCGTTCAATGCCGCGAATCGCTTCAATCGTCTTCTGAATGGCCCGCATGTTTTCCCAGGCCAGCGCATATTTATCACAAGCGAAACACATCTCCTGTTTCTTCAACATGAAATAAACGGCAATTCCAGGGTCGTCCAGCCGGTGGACTCCGGCTCTGGGCATACCGTCCGCACGCAGCGGAATATTGCTCGAAATGATCACACTCGCGGCGCGCAAGCGGTCCAGCTCGTCACAAAGCTGCCTGCGGATCTGGTCGAAGGAGCCGCTGAACTGGCTACGGACCCGGTGACCCGCGGGGGTGCGCGGGCGATCCTCCGGCCAGTAGAGCGGGTAGGACTCGATCGCTTTATTCATAAAAGCGGAGGCCATCCAGGGTTCTGCTCATGGCTCGGCTTCACCTCGCTTCGGAACGGGTCACGCCACAGCAGCGCGATTCTCGCCTTCAGGACAGCCTCCGATGTCATTGTTTCCTCTCGGGAGTGTTCGCCTCCCAGACTATTTCTCGTGGTAAGTCCATTTCTTCCACTAACTTAACTTGATCAGCGTACAGCTCTAGGTACGCGGCCAGATCATCCAGGGAGATCCCTAGAACTTCCGCCAATCTGCGGGCGACTTTCAAGCTCGGGTTCCTCCGGCCCAACAAAACGAGCGACAGATGCGAATGCGATATCCCGACTTCTTTGCATAATTCTCTCAGGTTTAAATCCGGGCGAACCAACCCTTTCCGGCCTCTTCCTGTGGGTAATCCTTCGCTATCGAGCGATCGAAAATGACTCATAGAGTCTAATTATATACCGGGAGTCAAGTTTTAGAATCCTCCAACGGTGGTCCATCGCGCCGTGCCTGGAGCATGGCGTCGGCGACCACGTAAGCGAAAGTCGCCGTATCTTTGGGTGTCCATTCATCCCTGTTATCAGCAGCGAGTAATCCGGTCAGTGCCGCCGCTGCGAAATAATCGCGCTGGGTCAACCCGAACTGCGCGATATTTTCACACGGGAAAGCCAAGCCTCCGTCCGCCGCATCTAAATATTTACTCGCATCGAAATGTTTACTCTCAGTATCCATAGCCGCCTCCTATGTCCCGTCCAAAATACCTATGTCCCCGATTAAATAACTCATTATACTATACTTATATTATTTTGGGACAGTGGGATGGTATATATACGTGTATTTCTCTTTACGTGCGAGTGGAGCATATGCCTATAAGGACCTATTAACTTGGGACACCGGATAATGTCCCTTAATGTCTACCGTTAGTCGATATAAATGGCCGCGTCAATTGGACGCCGATCCAGAACCGGGATTGCCCATGATGGCTACATGGCATCGCGCCGTGCCGTCTCAAATACTTCCAAAAAGGGGCCGGTGTGGTCGCGGCGACTCCATTGTCTTTGGCCCACATCCGGGCGTTTCCCCACAACACCGCCGAGGTCTCGCGGCCGTCGCCGTGAAATTCGAGATGGGCCGCGCCAAAATCCTGCCAATCGTCCATCTCGGTCTGCCAACGCTGCTGGGGGAATTCGGCGGACGAGGGAGCCGCCAGTCCATCAGTCTGCCATTCCAAGCAGCCTTGAACGCGCGAGGTCAGGATGCCTTCACTTTCCCGCTCCAGCCTGTCGCTCAGGAAGCGATCCATCCGCTCGGCCGGAATCCGGATATTGAACTGAATGATCCGGAAACGGGAAAACGTCGAGGGACTGGCTTCGATCCGCGGCGCATCGTTGGCGTCGATAAACAGCTTGGCCGCCAGATCGAAAGTGATGGGATTCTCGAATAAACGGCGGACTTTGATGGAATCCAGGGAGGCGAGCTGCTTCATTGTGCTTTCATTCAATCGGGCTTCCGATGAAGGCTCCGAGGTGGTCACCAGACGCTTCCCGAAGAGACTGGCGAGATCGCTATTCCGGTTATTATCCGAGCGAGAATGGCTCAAGAGAGAATCGATCTGGACTTGGCCGCCGTAGTCTCCCGAGGTGTGCCGCCATGCCCGCAACAGGGTGGTCTTGCCGTTGTCTCCTTCGCCGATAAGGATGAAGTGGGTCTTCTCGCTGACGATTCCGGTTAGAGCGTATCCGGAGATGCGGCGGATATAGGCACGCATTGGTTCCTCGTAGAACATCTCGCTGACGGTACGATCGTAGATGGGGCATCCGGCAGCGGGATTGTAGCGGACACCCGTTGATAGCGTGCAGAAGTATTCCGGCCGGGCTTCCAGCAGCGCCCCGGTCTGAAGGTCGATGACGCCGTTCGGAGTATTCAGCATCCAGGGGTCGCGGTCGAACGCCGAGGCATGGATTTGAACCCGGCGGTCATGACTGGCGGCGGTCACAATGGCCGGGAGCCGATTCTCACTACCGCGGATGGAGTGATCGAGCTTGCGGATGTCATTGGCTGTCCAGCCCAGCTTGGAGGCTGCGGGAACGACCCGGCGCAGAGACCCCTTGGCCCACTCGAAAACTTGGCCTGGAGGATCGGCCGACCAGCGGTGACTGTCCCAGTAGAGCCAGCGTTTTTGTTCGATCACATAACGGAGGTGATGGTGGTGGAGAGCCACGAGACGTTCGGCGTGACCCAGATCGGATAAAGGGAACGACAGCAGTTCTTGATCGGTCATCATGTGGACGCACTCCTCCCAGGGCGTTTATGGACTCCACGAAACGTTGTCAACAGCCTCCGCACACTCGGAAGCGGACAGGAGACTACTCCCGGCGGGAGTCGAAAATCAAGTCTTTTTTTGAGGAGAAATGGGGAGAAGGTTTGGTGTGACCGGGTGTGCGGTTCCGGTCCCTCCCCCCCGTGGGAGATGGCAGGTCTGACCGATCAAGATAAGAACCCGCCATAGCTGATTGGGGGCCGGTTTGCCCGCCAGCCCCCGAGGATGGTCGATAAACTTCACGCCCCCGTGGAGAGTTATGACCGGAAGCTACGATACAGGATGGGTGCGGGTCTTTGTCAAGATATTTGTGCGGAAATCGAGAAATATTTGCAGAAAAATTTGCAGACGTGCTAGGATTCGATCGAGCCGATACGCATCGGCTTCTGCTATTCGTTTCGGGGAGGCTCCTTCGTTCAGGGTCGGAGCCTCCCGCCTCTTTTCTCTTAGTAGCCTTCTTTTCTCAGAAAAATATCCACAGCTTCAAGAACAAGAGCGTTGCGAGGGGAGACATAAATTCCGCCGAAGGTGTCGCAGACGTAACGTCCCAGACGCACCGACAAGTCTAGCGGCATCTCGACACGGAAATGAACCCGCGGATTCCGGTTTTGTCTCCACTTGAGGGTGGCTTGTGCGGGCTTGACCGGCGCATGCAATAGTGCCGTCCTCTCGATACTCCCGGTCTGCGGACTGAGCAGGAAGAACTTCTTCGCCTTTTTCGCCGCGTCTCCGGGAAAGAGCATTTCGATCCGTTCGTCCAGCGCATCGCGGCGGGCATCGTGGCCGCTATTGGGGGAGTGTTTCCGCGGCGGCTTATCTTCTTCCACGTTGTCCTTTGTGCGGTCGATTTGATGAACCCCGTCCTCATCCACAGCGACATCCACTTTGCGGCGGACGGCGGCTTCCATGTCGATGGACTTGACGAAATGCTGGTAGGCTTTTTGAATCGCTTCTTTTCGCCGTTTGTGCTCGAACTTCCGTTGTCGGCTCCGCATGAGGTGCTGCCGCTCCGCTATAGTGCCGACGCGGTGCTGCGTTAATTTCAAACCGTCGGGCTCGCGCGCCGGTTGACGGGATTTGGCCGGTAGGGGCTCCGGGTCACTACTGGGAATGGGATGGCATGGGCACCCGCACCCGGAACAGTGCTCGTGTTGCTGCAACCCGCATGCCGGACTGATGTAGACGTTATCCATTGTGCTGCCTTGTCCGGTAACAGGCTTGCCGGATATAGAGCGGGACTCTCCGTAGTGCGATGCGCCTGTCGGCGACCGGCCCCTCCGCGGGCATGACACTGGCGCGTGGCCGCTTCGAGTCCCGCCGCGGATACTCCAGGATGAACGTCAGCCGTGTCCGGATATCGGTAATCATGAATATATTTTCCATTGTGCAGCTCCTCGGCTTTATCTTTCAGTGCGGAAACACGGAATCGCCGTGATCTCTCTCCGGATAGTGCCGCTCGGCACAGCTCCAGTGCATGGGACCAGTCTTGGTCATCTCGGCCTCGGTCTCCGGTAATCTGTATCCACATCCGGCGCAGATCACTTCCGCTTTGTCTTCGTCCGTTTCACCCATGTCCTTTACCTGCGATCTTCCACCTTCCAGAAGTCCCAGGCTTCCCTAGCGACTCTGCGGAATCGATTCTCCTGGCTGCCCGCTTGGTAGATGGACGGATGGTCGGTGTCGATCAGGAATTGGGCGAACCCCGCTTTATCTCGGGCACTCATACAATGGAACCAGACCCACCGGACGGCTTGATCGAAGCTCTCGTGTTTGCGGTCCAGCACCGCTTGGATATGTTTGTTCATCCCTTGCGCTGTTTTCATAAACTCAACCCTCCTGAACCGGATAGAGCGTCAGCTTCCGCTGTTCGATCTTCCGTGTCCGTTCGTCCGTCCACGTCTTGACTAAATTCACTATCCATCCGGCCACCGGTATTCCCCGCTCTTTGGGCCAGCGGTAGAACCCCAACATGTGCGGTCCCAGCTCCAATACGACCGATACGGACAGGAACCCATTTTCCTGGCCATAGTGCAGCCGGTTTGCCGATAGCGATAGTGCGACTCTCATCGGTCCTCCTCAGTTTGTGGTAAAATTCAATTCATGACAAACAAAAAAGTATGTGCGCGTTGCTTGAAGAAGAAGCCTTTGGATCAGTTCAAAGTGCGAAAGGGCGGACGGCAGAGCGGGCGATTGGAGAGTTACTGCCATCCCTGCTATCGCGCCTATTTCCAAGAGTACAACGCTAAGCGGTTTGCCAGCGCAGAGGCCTATCAGCAAGAGCTGGTTCGCACGCGCGAGCGGTATCACCGGCTTTTCAAGCTCGGGCGAATGGAGCGTAAACGGCAGTTGATCCTCGAAATGGGGGGCCGATGCGAGCGGTGCGGCTACAACCGCTCGGCTGCGGCTTTGGATTTTGACCACATCGACCCCACGACAAAGCTGCGGACTGTGAGTCATTTGCTGGCGGTAAACCGGCCGGGAATGTGGGAAGCTGCCCGGGAAGAGGCGCGTAAATGTCGGCTGCTGTGTTCCAACTGTCATCGCGAGTTGACCTATCCCGGGCATGAATTTTCCTTAGATCCTGACGAATTTTTCAGAACGCAATCTCAATGAGCTTCCCTGCGGCTCGATCGAGCTCCACACGTTTGTCCGCATTTGGGGCATCTTGGCTCATCCGGGTCACGCCCTGAGCCAGACCATACGCGGTATATGCCGGTCCATCTTCGTCCGGGTTGACCGCATCGTAGGCTTTCACGATATCCTGCCGGGTGAGAATCCGCAGATTGAACACGAAGTCGATAACCTCTTCTTTCGTCCTGCCTTTCAAGACGAACTTCTGTGCCTGTTCGATTTTCGCTTCGGCGTCAGATACGCTCGCGTTGGCGTATTTTGTCAGCTCGATCTCCAAACCGTGAAAAGCACGTTCATCAGCTGTTCCGACGTGACGGAGGTTGATCTCTTTCACGTCCTCGGCACCGAATATGCAGTGATTGCCGCAAGCCCCTCTAAAATAAAAGGTTTGCACCCCAAACGTCTGCTTGCCGACTTCCGAATTCCAGACTAAGAATCCGCGGATGAGCCCGCCTTCGGTCCCGTCTCTCACCACTTTTTCCGGATGGACCAGGAAGGCGAACATATCCTCGAAACTCGCGTAAAGCCCGCTAGGACCGATCAAGTCCCCTTCCCTGACCGTTAGGCTCAGTTCGGCGTCGGAAGCTGTAGCACGGCGAACCTGGGCAGGATTTTGGGCATTCTGTGCGCTGTCTAGAACGGCAACCCGGCTATTCTGGAAAACCGGTTCTCTAGCGGCAACCGGCCTTCCCGGCGGCACCCTCCATCCATCGGCCTCGAACCCCAGCAGCCGGTAAACGATATCGCTATTCCAGATTCTCGTGTATTTATCACTGGTTATCGCTCTTGCTAGAAACCCCCCGTTCTGATGCAACAGCAACCTGGCACTAGCGTCCGGCCTCATGACCGCGGCTTCTTTCAGGCCATGGTTGAGATTTTGTGCGGCTAAGGTGGCTGGCAGCTTTCTCAGGTAGCTGGCCGGTGCCTCCGCCCTGGCCGCTAACTGTCCAAACGCCCAGTGTGTCAGTTGTGCGTTGTGATGTTCCCCCACAAGTTGAATATCGCCCTCTTTGGCTTCGACCCTTAGCTGGTTCAGGTTCGGTTTCGCCACTATTGCGGCTTCCCGGTGGGCTCTTGTGGCTTCATAGAGCTCTTGAATGGTCCAGAACCGTTCATCGGCTGGACGCTCGGACCACTGTTGACTGGCTTTCATGATCTGCATTGTGCTTAATCCCCTTTGTCCATCGGACCTTGAGGTTTGGTTTGTGCTACCTCGAATGTGACGGACTGTGGCTATTATACGCTCATAGTGCATAATGTCAAGTGCCTTGGTTTTGAAGTGCCATTACCCGGACTGCGAATGGTGCCTCGGGTTTGTGCGACCTGGCTTGACGACATGGACGATTCTATGCGACTTTTTACCGACATGAACTACGTTTGTAGTAGTGTATGTCGTTGATAATAAAGGACTTACTGTCACAGTCTGGACATCCGAAGACGCTAGGTTTCTACCGATCGGTAGGTCGTATAAAATCGTATAAAATCGTATATCGTAGGCTGGAAAGCCCGCCGTTACAGAGAAACGAGTGACACGTTAGGTTTCTCAAGTCTGATGGTATTGGTTGCGGAAGTGTTATCGTGACACGATATTGTTGCAGATATCGTGATACGATATGTGTAGTGTGTTGGAGTGTTTTCGAGTCCGCTTTGAGTCCAGTTCGAGTCCGCTTTCGAGTGAGCTGTGAGTGACCTCTCCTGTCTGCAAGTCACTGATAAGGACTTCGAGTCCTAATCCTTTTGGGCTACTCCAAAAGACTGCTTGCAATTATATACTGGCAGCATATAAATTGAGAGTCCTATGGTTTCTCAGTCGGACGCGAGTGGAGTTAACGGTATGACACTGCTGCCGTCGTCCACGGATGAGACCAGGAAAGGCTGACTCTATGCACAGTCTGGAGACCACCATTGCACTGAACAATGATTGCGATGGGACTTGCCGCGATATCATGCCCACACTTCAGGAGCTCGCTAAACCCATCCACTTAGATAAAGACTTCAAAGTCATACCCGACTTCAAAGTCTCACCTACAGACAACCTGATCCCCACTGATGAGGAGCTCGCCGAACTTGAACTCCAGCGGCTCGAACGCGAGGGTTTACTCTGCCGACTCCCGCGGAACCAATCTGAACTTCAATCCCTGTATGAAACAGTCCGTATCCTTGCTGGTAAGTAGTCATGTTGCGGAAACCACACTTTATCGACGCGCTCCACATCGGCGGCCCAATCGACCCCTATTATGACCCTTACTACAAAACCTGCTTTGAGTGCTCCTGCGGCTTCTCTACTCCACATTGCGATAGTTGGCAGGATGCCGGTAAGCACTTAGATGAGCACCTTGCTGTTAATGAAGTCCGATCGGTCGTGACTTAACGTTTGATGACCTGGGCTCGCAGACTGGGCCCAGGTCACTTTTCAACCTTTGGAGGCTACTATGTCAACAATGATTCATTGGGACCGGGACAGACTCGAACGCTTCAAGTCCGTCTACGCGCTCTGTACCTCTCCTGATGCTGTATTCACGTTTGAAGGCAACCAATTCCTTTGCTCCTACGCGCGTTATCTAATCGAATACCTGGAAGGGAGATTCAATGGCTAACCTGACATCGGCCGATACCGCAGACCTCGAACGTATGCTTGACAGCTCCAGTCTACATGAGGTCTTAGACACACTACGCTTGATCTGCCACGAGAAGGCAGACCACATACGCTCCAGCTGGCAAGATGAGCGTACCGCTAAAGTGTGGGATAGACGCGGACGATTGCTTTACAACATGCTGGCGCGGATTACGTTCTAAACCCCACAGTCTGGCCACAGTCTCTCCTCTAGGGACTGTGGCTGTCCCCCACTCCCTGCCGCGTGCCTGTCCCTGCCCACCTCCCACCTTTGTCCAGGGGGGTAGCCAAGAGATGCGCGTGCTGGCTATGGATTCGTGAGTCTAAAAAATAACGAAAAATCGAAAATTAAAAATCGATCACGAAGAATAATTCAGGAATAATATTCAGGAAATATTCCGGACGTATTTGTTGTGCAGAGCGGCGGCTCGCGTGCGTCCTTCGCGAATGATGACGGGGCCATCCACGGACAGGTCGCCGCCGGTTGCCTCGCCGGAAGGCGTGGCGTCTTCCGCCTCAATTAGTGGAGGCGGGCCGTCCCTTTCCCCGCGCGCCGGAGGCGGGCCGTCCAGCAGTCCCAGCGTCAACATGGCCAGGATCGCGATATGCTGCTCAATCGAGTGCCGTAACAGATCGGCCGGATCTAAGGCGCGGCAGGCCTTGTCGAGTTCTTTGCTGGCCGCAAGGATATGGGGATAAGCGTATTTGCGGGCGTGTTCCATCCTTGAACCGTAGTACCAAGACCGCCGGTCTACCAGCGAAAACGAGTGCCGTCCCACTGTCAACGATAATCGCTATCTTGACTTCTATCCGTCCGCGGAAGTCACGTAAATTTTCCTGGACATGTGCATGTCCCGACCCGAGAATGCCGCGAGGTTATTGAGATCAATGAATATCTTCAGTTTTCCGGCAACGCTCTTCAACAAAGGAAAGGATTCCATCATGCAAGCATTCGTCAACAGTCTCATTCGTCATTCGGCCACCACTCTGGGAGGCGCGTTGGTCTCTCACGGCTATCTGGCTGCCGATCAAGCCCAACTCGGTATTGGCGCGTTGATCACCCTCGGTGCCGTCGCGTGGTCCATTTTCGACAAAGTGTCCACCTCCAAAGCCCTGTCCGCATGAAACGCCGGGCCGGAGCCGCGGTGCTGGCCTTGGGCCTCGTTCTATCCGGGTGCTCGAAACGGATCGATGTCCAGTCCCCGCACCTGACCGTGACCGCCAGCGACCGCATCTCGGATGTGTTGAAGAGTGATCTTCCCGCCGCCGAGAAGGTTCAGGTCATCCACGATATATTGGATCGCGAACAGTCCAAAGGCCAGAACTGGACGAGTTCGTGGAAGGAAACTCTGGCTTGGCTATCGACAGTCGCGACCCTCGCGATCCGGCACTGATCGTGGCTATTATCTGGGAGGCACGGATGCCTTTAGAAGACTTTCAACCCACACCCATCGGTGTCGCGTTGGCGGCGATCATCGCTTGGTTTGCGAAACGATATGCCGCCACCGTCGATCGCGATGTCGCTAGGCTGGATGCGCGAATCGATCATCTCGAACAGCGTCTATCCGAAAGCGAGTGCCTGGTCATCCGGAAGGTGAGTCATCATGCGGAAAGCAAAGTGTAGTCTTGCTGGACGGGTCGCCATCGGCTGCCTCCGGCTGATCTTGATCTTGATCCGGATGCGCCTGCGATAAGCTTTATACGGTATAGGTCCGGTGTTGGATTCCCCGCCCACGCCGCCGCCCAGGTGCCTGTCTTGGGGGCTTTCCCATAAAGGGAACGGCAGATCGTCGCGGACAACACTGCCGCAAGCCCCCACAGGTTCATTGAGTATGTATCGACTTCGCCCCGATTCGCCTCACCTCGCGTCGTTTCTCGAATTCGTCTCGACTCGCCTCAGCCCGCCGCGCGGCGGCTCATTCCACCACTCGTCTTCACGAAGGAGCACACTCGATTCTGTTTACCGGAGCGCCTTTTTCCATGACTCCACCCGCTCTTTAGAAACCTCAATGGTGGTATGGTTGGTACGATTGTCTAGGCGTATCCAATAGCGCCTGCCATCACCGGACCCCGTTTGATAGAGGGTTTGAACACCGGTTTTGAATATTCGTCTGGCCAATATCTGTCGCTGGATGGTTTCAACCATAGATCCACCATACCAGCAGGTAATACACCGCGGCCGCGATCAGGGCCACTCCGATCATGGTCAGCCACTTCTCCAACAGACGGCTCATTCCTCGACTCCCCCGAGGTGATTGTTGTGCCGGTCTATTGTTTCTTCGACCGGCTCCTGGGATCGATAGAGGGCGTCTTGAATCTTTCCGGCGTGTTCCCCGATCTCCTTCATCCGTACGATCACGATCTGGATCAGCCCCTCAATTGCCGATCCTGGCTTCACGGGATGCCTGCGGATGACACCAGGAAGGTGTTTGGCCGATACCTCCACCGCTTTGAGTGTGTCCGCTAAAGATTGAAGAGCGCTGCGGAACTGGTGATTCACGGGATTTCCAGCCTGATCAACTGTTCCAGGAGTTGAGTCGCCACTTCACGATCGCCGCGCGAGACGATGGCCTGGAGTTGCTCCCGGAACAGATGGGCGTCATTGCGGCAACAGAGGAAACCGATACGGAACCAGAAGCTCCCGTCATCAGGAGCCTCCATGACGGTACCGACGGCTTCCATGAGTGTAGCGTTCAGGATCGAATCCCTCAACTTGTCCAGATGATTCACGATATTTCCACCCATTCGATATGAAGTGCTTCCTCCACCCGGATATTGCGGATCAGCTCCCCCTTCCCCATCAACTCCCTCAATCCATCGGCCTGTTCCCGAACCGACTCCTGATCCTCGGCTTCTCTTACAGCCCTCGTCCACCACGCCTCCGGTATGACGCTGGCGGGAACGATCGGTTCTTCCCAGTGGAAGGCTTCGGGATGGGAGATCGGGTTGACATACTCGAAGACGACGCGATATTTGGTCACACCGTCCTCGTTCGACTTACAGCAGGCGGATAAAGCCACGTCACTCCGTCAGGTTTCGATAAATCCATATCCAGATGAATAAAGCTGAAGCCAATACCAACCCTTCTGAAACCTAACGCGATGGCATTTTCGACGATCACAAATCTTGTGTGACTATCCCTCGCTGTGATGTCAACTGCAAGGCCGTTTTCGTGCGAGGAGGAATCGACTCCTCCGACTTCTCGATTGTGTTCGGGTGTGCGATATCCACTACTGATGAAGAGTGGAAAGCCGCATTTGGACCGCAGCTCGTCGAGGAGCTTTACGAAATCGAGATTCATCTTCGAGCCGCTTCCAGGCGCATCTGGACTTGAGAATTCATCCGGTTGGAAATAGCGTATGCCTTCCCACATGCTGTCGATTCCTCCACCTTAGATTTGCCGGAGGCCGTTAGGGATTGGATAGATTCTCGGCTTCACCCCAGAACGGCTCGAAACGGCCCACATCGGCCCACATCGGCTCAGCGCGAAACGACCCTCGGCTTCATCCCGTCCGGCCTCCGGTAAAATTCGCTTCCTATCCTAGCAAAAAATTGCTACGCTAGCAAGTATGCCGTTGACCTCTCTAGCTTCGGCGGAGGAATCCGAGACGGGCGCGTTCTCACGTTTGAGCGTGGTCCTGCATCGTTGGCGTGCCATGAGCGAACTCACCCTCAAGGAAGTCGCTGATGAGATTGGGATTTCCACCTCCACGCTATCGAGATTCGAGCGTGGAGAAATGCCGGATGGGGAAACTCTCCGGAAGATATTGTTGTGGTTGATGGCGTAGTATACTGCCGCTCTGAGGAGGACCTATGCCTAAAGTTTCGTTGAGTTCTCAGACCGCCGAACGTGAACCGGAATCGAGCAAGACTGATCCGGAACCGCATCCCGAACCTCAACCCTCACCGTCTCCTACACCCGAAAAACGAACTGTTACCGACCCTTCCGCCGCTTTGGCCGAGCTCGGCAGGCATTTATCTCAAGCCCGCGATCCGGATGTGGCCGCGCTCCAGAGGGCGCGAGGCGAGAAGGGTTGGGTTCATCTTACGTTTAGTGGCTTCTCGCCAGATGATACCGGAGTCTCTTTGCACCGCCAGTTCGCTGGAAAGATTTCTGCTCGCCGCTCCGACGGTATCTTAGTCACAATATCGGTTCCCACCCGTCGCACCGGCGATCCCAGCCGTATCGGTGTCGATCTGGTGAGCGCCTTCCAGCGGTTGGAGGAATACCGAGTATGCGCGTGTACGCCGACAGTCCCTTGTACAGCCCACGTTCAAGAGCGGATGGCTGCCGCGAGAGGATAAACGGATGCCTCTTCCTGAATTTCAGGCGTATAACGACTTGAATGGCCGTGAATGTTTAGATATATTGCACAGTCGCTTTTTCGACCTTATCACTTCCATTCCGGAATTCCAGGAACGTTTCGCCCTCAAACGGGTCTGTCTCCGCCTCGAACTGACCATCGATATCTGGGGCTCCGGTAAGAAGATCCTGCACGACAAGTTCGAGCTCCAATCCACCGCACCGCCTCCCCCGGATTTCGTTCCTATTGAAGCGGCCCACACGCTCACTGCCGACGTGGACGCCCGCTCGAACCCTCCCGATTTGGTGAGAGAAGAGCATGGCCTTCCCATTCCCACAGCGATTCGAAACTCCTCCGGATTTTTAGCGGACGAGCCGGTCCCCTCCACGGTTCCTCCCAAGTATCCTCCGGCTCCTCCCCCCGATAAGTCCAAACTCCCAGCCAACCTTCCGAATCCGAACGCCCGCCAGTTGGGTAAACGCCGTTACGCCGCTTTCGTCGAGCAAGACTACGGCTCCTGGGTGACCGGCGACCGTTCCAAGAACGAACCCCCGATCGTCGGTGCCGAAAAGATCGCGCTGACCGGCGCGGGTTCCGATCACGCTCCGGTTCAGCCCGACTTCCGGGCGGCCGACTTCCGCGACTTACCGGAAGAGAAGGTCCGTTCCATCGTCGAGGATACCCTCTCCCGCGGGCAGAGGGTGGACGCGGACCTCTCCCGGCAGCAGCAACCTCTTCCCGATGAAGGAGGGACGGAATAATGGCGATTGAAGAGAAGCTGGACCGGGTGATCTCTCTTCTCGAACAACTGGTCAACCTGGAGGACTTGAAAGAGCGCCGTCTGGCCGAGCGTGTTGCCGAGAAGCTCAAGCCCCCGGCCGGACCTAACGACGTGCCTTCGGCCCGTGGGGGGCCTAACGGACGAGCCGCTGTCCCGAATGCAGCCTTGCGCCAGCCCGAAGCTGAACGTCCTCCGCTTCGCCGCCGTTCCACTCTCTCCGACCTCACTCTCGCCGATCCTATTGACCAGGAACGGGCTCGTGCCGCTTCCGTCCAGTTCGCGATCGACAACATGACCGTTCCCTGGTCGGAAGCGCATATGCGCGCGGTTCTTCAATACGAACAGATGTTGCGTGACGAGTATGGTGAGGAAGCGGTCTTGAACCTGCCGTGGAATAAATTGTCAAGGGGGCCGGATGCCACCCGATGATATCGGCTCCATTATCAGCGATATGAATAAGATCCTGGATAACTTGAAAGTACCCGCTTTGATGACCGTGAGCGAGTATCTCTTATCTATGGCGAAGCAACTGGAACGCGCGCAGAGGAATGACGATGTGGGCGAGTTCAAACGTCTGCTTCAGTCGGTTGAGAAGACTATCGCGGAGTTGTTGAAGTCCATCGATGGGGGAGAACCGGATGCCACACGCTGATCTCAGTCTCATTGTAAAAGACCTCCAGGAGTACGAACAGCAGCGCACTCAGATCGAAGTCTGCGGTATCTCCTCGGTCCAGCCCATCACCTGTATCGTTCTGAACGGCATCCCTCATTCCGGCGTGGCCACCCACGCCTGTACCAAGAGCCGCGATCACACGGGTCCAGAACTGTGCCAGTGCGCCTGCGGCTATAAGTGGCTGGGGAAGAAATAATGCCCAAAGGTTCACCTCCCGGCCGCCCTTTCAAGAAAGGAGACATCCCGGCCACCAAAGGCAAGCACCAAGTCCGTGGCTATTATCCGGGAACCCGTAAGCAGCGGGAGAAGGCCCCGCCCCCTCCACCTCCGACCGAGGGTCAGATCATGGACTCCATCGTCCAGAAGTTGAAGGTCGCCGACTCTCCTCTCGCTGTGGCTTTCTCTTCGCTGGATGGCGGCTGGCGCAACTATATCCGGTACGTGATCCAGGCGGCAAAAGAGGGCGACACTGAGATGCAGCGGTTCATGAACGCGCTCAATGGTCTTTCCGCACGCGAACGGTTGACGGTCTCTCCCGAAGATGTCTGTGATATGGCTGGTGTAAGTGTGGAGGATCTGATCGGGGCGGTCCTGCCGTTAATTTGGCGCTACTCCCGCTTGAGAAGTTCCATCGTTGCGGCCACTCACGATCCGGTCGTCCTCCGAACCACAGCGGCGTATGCGATGCGTCCGGATAATCAGCACGATCGCGAGATCTTCTTGAAGGCGACAGGAACATTGCCAATTCCGAAAGGCAGTGTGACGGCTATTTTTAATTCCGCTGGTTCTGGGCCTCCCCCTCCGACCCCGGCAGGAATCCTTCCCCCGGTATCTTCAGACATTTCAGATATGGAAGCTCTCGACGATAAATTTTCAGCTAGCAACCCCCTTGACACATCATCCAGTTCGGATGAGAATTGAAGCCGAGAGGCGAAGCGCCGCGTGCCGTCGTGGGACGTAGTGACGTGAAGCGCCGTGAGCCGCGCTGGCGTGTTGTGCCGTGACGTGAACCGCAGTGGGGTGAGACGAATTCGAGTCCTGACCTGCGATGTACAGCGAAAAAGTCACACAAGCCAAGATCGCGTTCGCGTTGAGGACCGGCTTCTTGAAAACGGAGCCGGTCTTCCACACCCGCAGCGAGTGTGATGCCGCAGTCTCCCACCTGAAGTCCAACTGGGACGAAGACTCACAGACCTGGAAGCGTGAGTTAACTCGCGAAGAGATCGCGTTTATAAAAAACGAAAGGTTTCTCTGTCGCGTCAGTTATAATTATTGGAAAACGCGGTACTGCTGGATCAAGTCCCGTGAAGATAAGCCCATCCGTTACACTCCATGGGTTAGTCAAACAATTCTGACAGACATATTTTCCGAGCACGAGATCGAAGGCATCGCGATCGAGTTACAGGCACTTAAGGCTCGACAGCTCGGAGTCTCCCGCGAAGTCTCTCTGGCGCAGCTCCATAGAGTTCAGTTCTTCAGTCACATCAACGCCATGATGGCTTCCTCTGCTCCAGCAAAGACGGCGAAACTCGGCGATATGTTAGCCTTCACGTTGGGTTATCAGCCGCACTGGTTACTGCCTCGTTTCGCTTTCGGCCCCCGTGAGCAAGCCCAGCACTTCGGCGGGGAGTGGTTCGAGCTAGAGACAGGCTCCTCACTCACACTCCAGTCCGGATCTCAAGTCACTGGTATCGCCCGCGGCACAACCCCTACCGTTATTCATATTAGCGAGCTTGCCGAGTTCGAGTACCAAGGTCTCGGCCCCGAAGAAGTCATCGACTCATCTTTATTCCGCGCAGTCCATCCCTCCGCTCGTGTCTTCATGGTTCTGGAATCCACCGCACTAGGCCAGTTCAATTGGTGGCACAAGAAGTGGCTCTCCTCCAAGTCCGGCTGGCCGACACGCCGCTCCCGCCTGCGTCCGGTCTTCCTTCCATGGTTTACCGGAAGTGCGCGTTTGGGCTATATATACCCAGAACAAGGATTTTTGGACCGCTCTCCCGTCCCCGCCAACTACTCTCCCGCACTCTGGGCTCTCGAACACGCCAAGCGAGCCGAAGATTACGTCAAGTCGAACGATACTCTGCGGGCGTACATGGGAAGCAACTGGACGATGCCTCGCGAACAAATCTGGTTCTACGAAGTCGAGCGCCAGCAAGCCGTTAACGAAAATCGCTTGAATAAATTTTTTCAAGAGATGCCAAGTAGTGATGACGAGGCTTTTCAAAGTACGAACGTCTCGGTCTTCTCCACTGAAACCATCACCGCGCACCGCGACCGCACCCGCGCTCCACTCGGCGTCTACGGCTTGATCGGCCCGGATATGTCCCCCCGCACGGTCCTCTTCTCCCGCGCTCACATCGATCCCAACTCTAAACCGATTGTGATCGATTATCCGTGGGGCGCTCACCCGCACCAATACGAACTGGTCCCTCTACGCTGGGACGGTTACGCGACCGATGACGGTTTAGACAAACTCTACATTTGGGAGATGCCCGAAGACGGCCAGATCTACGGCCTCGGTGTGGACACCGCCGACGGTATAGGTAAGGACCGCTCAACCATAGAGGTATTAAGAAAAGGCTCTCCTCTTCAACGGGCGGGTCAGTGTGCGGAGTTCGCCTCGGATAAGATCAACGCTTTGGACTTGACCCCATACATGATGGCTTTGGGAGCTCTCTTCAGTGTCAAAGACACGGATGGGAATCGTCGTCAGTGCCGTGCGGCGATTGAATGCCGGGGCAAGGGTGATCTCTCCCAATTGGGCATGAGAATCGATGGCTGGAGAAATTTTCACCCTTGGCAACGTATTGATTCTAAAACCATTTCTCCCGACAAAGTAAGCAAGTTAGGGGTATTTACAAACGAATGGTTTCGTCAATCGATTCAAGAATATCTGGTGAAATTCCTTCGCGATGAAGAGGTTGAAATTCTCTCGCCGTTCCTTGTGAGTGAAATGCAGTCCCTTGAGTCTCGTGAGGACGTGCAGAGCTTCCGCGCGACATACGGCGGCCACGATGACAGAGTGATGTCGCTCGGTTTTATCCTCATTTCGTTATATCAGTACGAGCCCAATCGTCCTGTTGCTGCACTGACACAGACGAAGCAATCGCGGGGGCAAGTTCGATTTGAACGCAAATACGCTTCCTGGCGACCCAACGATCAGGAGCGCCTGACTACTTTAGATGACGCCAGCGTATGAACGAAAAGGTCTTTCAATCCAGTCACTTGCAACGCGGCGTTTACGATCCGGCGACGGGGAACCTAGAGATCGAGTTCGTCAATGGTCAACGCTATACTTACGAGGGCGTGCCGCAAGAGAAATGGGAGGCCCTGACACGAGCGGTATCCCCCGGAAAGTTCTTGCATAACTGGATCAAAGGATCGCATAATTCTCGACCGATGGGCACCTCTGAGACCTGAAGCCGAGGCTCGATTTGGAGCGTGTCGCGACGGGTTGAAGCGGGGTGAGACGAATCCGAGTAGCGATGTGTAGCGTAGCGAGGCGTCGTGGTTTGATCTGGCCTGCGGTGAAGCCGAGTAGCGGAGGACTGAGGGGTGCCCGTCGTAGACTACCGCTGTTCCAGTTGCTTCAGAGATGACTCTCATTATTATCCGTTAGCCTCGTTTCCATACCCCGAGGTTATCCAGTGCCCATTTTGCGCTTCGCAGTCCGAACGCAACTACATGGCCGGTTCTCCATCAGTCGGTTTTTCTCCTATAGTCATACATATCCGAAAAGATACTGGTGAAGTCTCGATCCCAGGCCGAGTGGATGATCCGGTTGAAAAAGGCTACGAACGAGTCGAAATACGAGACTTTAGAGCCTATGAAAAATTCCGCCGTCACGTCGAGTCTGTTGAGAAAGAGAAGTCGCAGTTCTTCATGGAAGCGTCGAATGCTTTCTTTGATGATGTCCGGCGCGAACATCGCCAATCCCAACGTACTCGTATCGAACAAGCCATCCGTCAAGGAGGCTATGAAGCCACCTATATCGATGAAGACGGCAACGAAAAGAAGCGATGGGCCCCTATAACCCAACGTGCTCGGTTCCTCTTCGATCTCGCGTGTAAGTATACGGACCGTACTCGTGATGAGCGCCGTAAGAAGCTGGCATCTGGCTCCCCCAACTTCCACTCCCGCGCCCTCGAACACAGGTCCTCTGAGGCTAGTGTCGTTTCGGGTGAAGCCAAACGCGCCTCCCTCTTCTTCCGCAAGGGCAAGCCGTGAGATCCGACACCGGTAATTTTTACTTGGCCCCACCGATACTCAACCAGGATGGCGAGACTCCCACTACTGACGA